ATCAACTCCTCAGTATTAGGAATAGGCGTCGGCAAATCATTGTCACAAATGCTGCTAACAAAGCTGTTTGAATATTTAGGCAGATTATACACTAGTTCTCCGTCTTTTCCAGTCCAAGTTGTCGTTTGGCGTTCTATGCGAACTGGTCTTTCTGGCAATTTGAAATCCTCGTCTTCTTCAATATTAACAAAATCAAAACCAGGTGTCCCGTGTTTTCCATATGTTGTTAATATTCGCTGCAACGGTGGTATAGGCATAGGCATATTAAAATGGTGTTCATATGATATATTATCTAAAACTACAGTTACATCACGCTTTACACTAGCAGGTGCTGGCGGGAGCATATTGCCGTCAAAATTAATATCAGTATTGTTCATCTCTTCAATGTTTGCTTCTAGCTGACTCATTGGTAATTGTATCTTATATTAACTCTTTAAATTCATTTCAATTTTTTTTGATTAAATAATAAAAAATGAAATACTTAGAATTTAAAAATAGATAAAAAATAACCCCCATATGAGAGCATTTTTTATTTTATTTTTATTTTTATTTTTATTTTTATTTTTTTACAAATCTAATTTAACAACTAATTCGTTTTTCATAGTTTTCATTTTACTTAGTGTTCGTCTATTTGGCTGTATTTTGGGAATAAATTTATCATTAATTATCTCAATTCGTCTTCCAACTGGTCTAAAAGGTAGACCATCAACTGTACTGCTAATTTTAACTTTACCTGCTTCATTCTCTTTCCAAAATAAACCTGTATCAATCGCATATTCTACATCAGATGTAATACGCGCAATGATACATTCTTTTTTTCCTGAAAATGGAATAAGAACAATGTCTCCAATCTGTATATCTTCCACAAATTTTCGGTCTTGGCCGCTTGAAGCTCTTTTGGATATGTCTCTTACATACTCATTATAAATAGAATCTATCACATTCTGTCTTGGTAATCCCCAGCCACCCCATGGACAAGTGACAATTTGTTGTTCCATAATCAGATTTTTCATATCTGATTGATTTGTTATTTCACCGTAATTTTGGCGAAGGACCCAAAAGTTGTTGCGAGTGCTCATTTTAAAATGCTTGACTGTTTTAATATTATGCTATTTAAGTATTTAAAAAATATATTTCAATTTTTTTATTTTAATAAGAAAAAATTGAAATACTTAAAAAATATAATATTTTAATAAAAATAACCTCCATATGGAAGCATTTTTTATTTTATTTTTATTTTTTAAAGAACATTTATATATGTTTAATAATACTGAAATTTATAATATCGACCTTTGCTTTAATAAGTTCATCATTTTTATCACCTCTATTAATCTTTTCAATCTCGGAATTATTAATTGTAAGCTGGTTTTGTAATATTTGAATTTGTTTTAATATGTCGGTATTCTCTAGTTCAATAACTGATATTGTTTCCGCTTGTAAAGATTTAATATCTTTATATAGTTTCTTTGCTGTCATCTGCTTCATGATACGTATTGTTTCTTCTTGCTCTGCTTTCACTAAAGCCTCCATTTTTTCTTTTTGTTTTTTCAAAAATATATTAATCTCTTCATCGATATCTTCTTCGTTCTCAACATCTTTTTCATTTTCAACAGATTCGTCTTCATCTTCTTCATATTCATCGCTAACCAAATCTGCTTCTTCTACTAAAGATATGTGTTCATTTTCCATTATATTTTTAAAATTTTGTAAATTAAACTTTTGAAACTTTGGATGGTTTTGTAACTCATTGAATGACCAAGCTGTTGTTTGTGTTGAACAATATTTTGGAGTATATGGTGCTCCAAATCCTATACCAGTTGTCCATTCGTGCCAAGTAAATTCTTTTAATTTGTTACTTAAACATAAAATTTGTCTATCTGAACCCCATTCCATTTCGAGTGGCCGTTCACTTGGAGATAATATATTTATAATTTTATGTACATAAACATATTTCATTTGAAAATAATATATGAAATAATAACCAATTTTAGATTTAGTATTACTATTTGGTGTATCATCCCAATATTGGTTTCCAAATTTTTTATAGTTTTTAACTGTAGGATGTGATTTCCCCATACAAATAAATGCTATTGTTAATCCTGATGCGCTCATTTTAAAATACAAGGTATTTTAATATTTTAATATTATATTATTAAAATTTTAAGAAAATAGGTTTCAATTTTTTTATAACTTTTACAAAAATTCATGCCAAAATTAAAATATTAGGATTTATAAAATTGTTTCTTAGGAAAAATAGTATTACATCCATTACACTTACATTGTGTATCGTTTATTAAAAAAAACTTACCATTTATATTTGGCGTTTGACGTGTATTTTTACACACAGGACAACTATAATTTACAGGATTTTCATCATATGATTTTGTTGATAAACACTGACCCATATTAATAATAATTATAATTATTTATTTTTAAATTATAATTATTTAATTATTTACTTTTAAATTATAATTATTTGTTTATTTTAAACCGGTTAAAAATTAATAAATATTTTACATCTTAAAACTATAATAATCAGTGCTAACAGGTCTTGAAGCATAGTTATATTCTTGTTTTTGTGGTTCAGGGTCTGGAATTGTAACCGGTGTGTATCTTAATTCCGCAGGTTTTAAAGCAAAAGCATATCCTGCTCTATCAAACATCATTGTATTTTGAATTAAAAAATTATCTACATATTGATATCGAATCGCTACCATTTGACAACCATATGTTCTACATAAAAGAGGGGATGGATTGGGTGGATTCATACCTTTATCAGGAAATACAATTGTCATATTTCTTTTATTATATTCAGTTAACTCATTTATATCTGGATTGTCTTTAATCTGATTAAAATATAATGCCCTCATAAACATTGAATTACTAGTTAAATTAACATATTCCAAAAACTCTTTATTTTCTAAAAACGCATTACTATTATTAAGATTTCTCTCTACAATTATTATTATTTTTTTCTGTAACTGTAACAATGGCACTGTTCCTAAATTAGTATTGTCATTTTCAAAACTATATTCCTTGCCGAGCATTTCAGTATCGTAGGATTTAAAAATTTCGGCCATTTTTGTATAAATTTTTTGATTATTGCTCTTAATACGTAAATGAATTAATAATGGGTCCGTTGAGTTAGGACATGTACCACCAGCAAAGGCATAATCCTTAATTGTTTTCATTACATCGCCAAAATTGACTGAATTAAATGTTTCTTTAATATAAAAATCGTCTTGGGTACTAGTTGCTACAACTGGTTCATCATTGACTGAATATACTTCAAAATCTAAACAGCGAACACCTTGTTTTATAACCGCTTTTAAATTACAAACGTCTACAAAGTTGTTTTTGTATGAACCGCCACTACAGGCATTATAAGCGGTCTTAATGTAGTAATCATATAAATTGCCCGAGCAATCAGGGTCATTTGAAGAAATTGGTCTTATTTTGCCATTTACTGCAGAATATAAATTATTCATATAGTCACATTCTTTACTTTTTAGCCTCGTTAAATAAATTATATATCCTATCATAAATATCAATAAAATGAAAATGATGGCCATTATCATATAACACTGAAAATCTTCATCTAAATTCTTTAAACTGCTTAAATAATCTGTTGTTTGTGTAGTTGACATTATCTAATATAATATATTATTTTTTATTGGAGATTTTATAGGAATATTAGAAATAATTAAATTATATTATAATGAATAAAGAATTAAAAAATTAATATATTATATACATAACATGGCTGGCGGATTAATGAACTTAGTATCAGAAGGTCAACAAAATGTAGTATTAAATGGTAATCCTGAAAAGACATTTTGGAAGACTACTTTTAAAAAATATACTAATTTTGGGATGCAAAAATTTCGTCTTGATTACGAAGGCACCCCAACATTAAATTTAACAACGGAGTCCACATTTGTATTCAAAGTGAAAAGATATGCTGATTTACTTATGGACTGCTATATTTCTATAGCAATGCCGACAATATGGAGTCCTATTTTTCCTCCACAAGCGGTTCCACAGGAAGATGGTAGTACAGTTTATACAGATTGGGCACCTTATGAATTCAAATGGATAGACAATTTGGGTGCCCAAATGATTGAGCGTATTACTATAACTTGTGGAAACCAAAAGTTACAAGAATATTCAGGTCGCTACATATTAGCATCTGTACAAAGAGATCTAGGAGGTACAAAGCGATTCTTATTCGATGTAATGAGCGGTTCTACACCTGATATGAATGACCCTGCAAACGCACATGGTCGTGTCAATTCATATCCAAATGCTTTTTATACACCAAACCCTAGTGGAGCTCAACCATCCATAGGTGGAAAAGTATTATATATTCCATTGAGCGCATGGTTTAATACACAATTAATAAACGGACAACCATCTAATTCGTTTCCTTTGGTAGCATTACAGTACAATGAGTTACAAATAAGTATTACTTTTAAACCTATAAATCAATTATTTAGAATTCGCGATGTTTTGGATTACAATAATAATTTTCCTTATGTTGCTCCTAATTTTAATCAATATTACATGCAATTTTATCGATTTTTACAAACACCTCCTGATGAAATATTGGGTCCATCATCATATGTTGATACAAGAACAAATTGGAACGCAGATATAAATTTAAATTGTACATATTGTTTTCTCTCTAATGATGAATCTAAAATATTTGCTAAAAATGAACAAAAATATTTAATTACCCAAATATATGAAAAACCATATTATAATATTACAAATCAAAACAAAGTACAATTAGATTCTATTGGTATGGTTCGAAGTTGGATGTTTTATTTTCAAAGAAGTGATGTAAATTTAAGAAACGAATGGTCTAACTATACGAATTGGCCGTATAATTATCCACCATTTAATGTTGTTCCTGCACCATCAGGTGGAAATTATCCAAATCCTGACCCTGCCGGATTATCCCCATTTATTGGTCCTGGTTCAGAACCCAATGGAAACTTATCAGGTTTAATGATAACAGGTAATTATAATCCACAAAATAAAAAAGAAATATTGGTATCATTGGGTATTTTATTAGATGGTCAATATAGAGAAAATATGTTACCTGCTGGTGTGTACAATTTTATTGAAAAAAATTACAGAACAAATGGATTTGCTGATCCAGGATTATATTGTTATAATTTTTGTTTAAATGCTTCAGACCCTTTTCAACCATCCGGAGCTATGAATATGAGTAGATTTACAAATGTAGAGTTTGAGTTTACAACTATAAATCCACCGGTGGACCCATATGCTCAGGTGTTGACTATTTGTGACCCTATTAGTGGTGAAATAATTGGTGTAAATAAGCCAACATGGCGCATCTATGACTACAACTATGATTTATATGTGATGGAAGAGCGTGTCAATATGGTTATCTTTATTGGCGGCAATGCTGGTCTTTTATACGCGACATAAATAGTTCTTTAAATGTGTTTAAATTAATATATTTAAAGAATCCATGAATTTACAACCTTGAAAATTTAACCTTAGATGAGTTGGATGAATTGGATGATAATTGGTAAGAATAAAGTGTTTTCACATATTAGGAATTTATTAAATTTAAAGGATGTTAAAAATGTACGATTTTACTACATTATGTAAGAAAAAAGTGAAAATTACCTTATTAAAAATTTACTAGACGTGTAGATAATTTTCTCTAATATTTTTTTCCCAAAAGTATTTCGGAAAATCGATTTTGGACATTTATAAATGTCCATTTTTCATTTT